ACTTAATGGCGCAAGGTATGAGATAGCCGCTGCAACACGAGATGCACCACGTGGAAAGACTGCCGATTTCTTATACATAGACGAATTACGTGAATGGACAGAGGAAGCCTTTACAGCTGCTCTGCCTGTTACACGTGCTAGGCCTAATTCGATGACCTTAATGACAAGTAATGCTGGCGATGGATTTAGCACTGTACTTAATGATCTTAAAGAGCGTTGTTTATCATACCCACCAGATAGTTTAGGTTATTACGAATGGTCAGCACCACAGCACTGCAAGATACATGATCGCAAAGCCTGGGCATTAGCGAATCCAGCATTAGGGCATTTAATATCCGAAGAAACCTTAGAAGAATCAGTCAATACAAACAGCGTAGAAGCTACAAGAACTGAAATGCTTTGCCAGTGGATAGATAGCGCTGTAAGCCCCTGGGTATATGGATCTATTGAAGCATGTAGTGATAGCACACTAGAAATCCCTGTCGGGCCAATGACTATAATGGCCTTTGATATTGCACCTACTAGAAGATCAGGCGCTCTAGTTATGGGTCAATTAAAAGATGGCAAAATAGCAGTAGGTCTAGCCCAGTTATGGCAAAGCGAAGTAGCTGTAGATGAAGTTAAAATGGCTAGTGATATTAATGAGTGGGCAAAAAAGTATCACCCACACAAAATACTATTTGACAAGTACGCAACACAGACTTTAGCCACTAAATTAGAACAAAGCGGATGGCGCATAGAGGATTGTAGTGGCCAGGCTTTTTACCAGGCCTGCTCAGACTTATCAGATGCCCTGGCTAACGTAAGGTTAGTTCATAGTGGGCAAGCGGACTTAGTACAGCACCTTAATAACTGTGCAGCTAAGACTAATGATGCTGGCTGGCGTATTATTAGGCGTAAGTCGGCTGGTGATGTTACAGCTGCTATAAGCCTTGCTATGGTTACTAGCCAATTAACTAAACCGCAACAAACTGCTCAAATTATTGTGTAACTTGCACCAATAGTCCGTTTTATGGTATAAAGTATACATATGGGTCTATTGTCTGCTTTGGGTATAACCAATAAAAATCAAAATCTACAAGCGCAATACGCCCCTGCCGTTATGGGTGATAACACAATCCAATTTGGTTACAACACATTTGGATTTGGCCCAATGGATCGAACACTGGCCACACAAGTACCAGCTGTTAATCGATGCTTAAATTTAATTAAAGGTGTAGTGGGATATTTACCATTAGAGCTGTACAAAAAATCTACAGGTCAAAAATTAGGTAAGCCAATATGGTTAGACCAACCAGATATTAGACAACCAAGATCAGTAACTATTAGTTGGACTGTTGACAGCCTCGTAATGTATGGCCAGGCTTTTTGGCGTGTTACGGAAGTGTTTGCAGATGATTTAAGACCTGCAAGATTTGAGTGGATCTCTAATAATCGTGTAGTAGCTCAAACAAATCAATTAGGTACAGAAGTTTTATATTACACAGTAGATGGCGCTAAAGCACCTATGGTTGGTCTTGGCAGTTTAGTAACATTTCAAGGATTAACACAAGGTGTATTACAAACTGCAGGTAGAACAATACAAGCAGCATTAGATTTAGAAAAAGCGAGCGCTGTAGCTGCACAGACACCTATGGCAACAGGATTTATTAAAAACACTGGCGCAGATATGCCAGAATCATCTGTACAAGCATTATTAGCAGCCTGGAAGTCTGCACGTCAAAATAGATCTACTGCATACTTGACAAGCACACTTACTTATGAGCCTGTCGGATATTCTCCAAAAGATATGATGTACTCAGAAGCGCAACAGTACTTAGCCACCCAAATTGCCAGAGCTATGAACGTGCCAGCGTATTACATAAGCGCCGATATGAATAATTCTATGACCTATCAAAATATATTAGATGGTCGCAAAGAATTTGTTGCATATTCTCTACAACCTTACATTTGTGCTATAGAAGATCGTTTAAGTATGGATGATATAACCCCACGTGGGCATGTAGTTAAGTTTGCACTAGAAGAATCTTTTTTACGAGCAGACACAATGAAGCGCTTGGAAGCAATAGAAAAAATGTTAGCTTTAGGTTTGATAGATGTTGAGCAAGCCAAAGAAATGGAACAAATGACACCTAATGGAAACGAGGAAGCCGATGCTACTTACATTCAGTAGCCACATAGAAAGCGCAGATGAAGAGCGCAGAGTAATTGCAGGCAAGATAGTGCCGTATGAGGCTGTAGGTAATACCAGCGCTGGCCCTGTTGTATTTGCTAAAGACTCTATTGAAATTGGCGATCCAGGCAAGATTAAGATGCTTATGCAACACGAAGCAAGCAAGCCTATTGGTCGCATGATGAAATTTAATAAAGCAGAAGACGGAATTTACGCTAGCTTTAAGATTAGCTCTAGTATGCAAGGCCAAGATGCTTTAATTCTTGCAGGTGAGAATTTAATTGATGGCTTATCTGTAGGTGTAGAAGTAGTTAAGTCAATGCAGAAAAAAGATTACATTTATGTAACTAAGGCTACATTAAAAGAAGTTAGCCTAGTAGAAACACCTGCATTTGCAGAAGCACAAGTAACTAAAGTTGCCGCTAGCGAAGGCGAAGCGGATGCAACAAATCAACCAACTACGGAAAGTGAGGCTATAGTGGAAAACACTACAGAGCCAACAGTAACACCAGTGGTTGAGTCAGCTCCAGTAGAAGCCGCACGCCCAACAGTTAGTGCATCCTTCTATACAGAGCCACGCTCACCAATTAGAACACAAGCTCACATGCTAGAACACAGCATCAAAGCAAAATTAGGTAACCACGAATCAGCACAGTGGGTAATGAAAGCAGAAGCAGATGTAGCAAGATACTTAACTGCTGCAGATGACAGCTTTACCACTAACCCAGCATTTAATCCAACACAATTTGTACCTACAGTAGTAGATACTTTAATTGGATCACGCCCAGCTGTTGATGCAATTGGAACACGTGCATTACCAGCAGCAGGCATGACAATCTCAGTACCTAAAATTACTACATCAGGTACAGTTGCAGAGACTGCAGAAGCAGGCGCACCATCAGAAACAGGTATTGTCTCAAGCTATGTAAATCTCACAGTCAAAAAATACAGTGGCCTTCAACGTTACAGCCTTGAGGTCCTTGAGAGGTCGTCTCCAGACTTCTTTGCAGCCATGTTAGACAACATGACACGTGCCTATAACAAGGCAACAGATGCAGCAGTAATTGCAGCATTAACAGCAGGTGGCGCACAAGCTAACCCACAAGCTGCAACATCTAATGGTCTTATTGCCTACGTAGCAGAGCAAGCACCAGCCGCTTACCTTGCAACAGGTGAACTAGCAACTGCATACATCGCTGGCACTGGTCAGTGGAATCTGTTAATTGGTGCTAAAGACACAACTGATCGCCCAATTTACACAGCATCACAACCAATGAACGCAGCAGGACAAGCATCACCACGATCACTACGTGGCAACGTACTTGGTTTAGATCTATACGTAGATCCAAACGCAGTATCTACTGTAATTGATGAGTCAGCATTTATTGTTGTACCTTCAGCAGTATCAATTTACGAGTCACCAATTCTACGTCTGTCAACAAACATCCCAACATCAGGCGAGATCGAGACATCACTATATGGCTACATGGCCGTTGGTGTATTAGTACAAGGTGGAGTCCGTCGCTTCAACCTAACCTAATAGGTTAAACCAAGTAATAATCCTCTGGGGTTTAGTAGCCCTAGCCCCAGGGGAGCTTTTTTAAGAGAGGAATACAGATGCCAAGTTCATATGTAACGCAACAAGAATTGCGCACTAATTTAGGTATTGGCACTTTGTATTCTAATAATGACGTAGAAGAAGTGTGTCAAGCAGCCCAAGACCTAATAGAAAAAATGCTTTGGTTTAATGATGTACCTGTAATTGGTGCATCTGTATCTAATGATGTAGCCACAATAACTTTAGCAAGCCCAGGCATATTTGTAACTGGCCAACAGATTACAGTATCTCAATGCGGCAGCCCATACAACGGATCACATACTATTACTGGATCATTCCCAGGATCTACAGTGCCTACATCTATTGGCACAGCATTTTTAACAAATTTAGCATTTAGTAATAACTCACAAGGTTATTCAATCGTACAATTTTCAGTAAATCATGCAGACGAGGCATTTCATTTTATTAAACCTTATGGCAGAGCTTTAGGGCCAGATACTCAAACAGCATCTTATGCGACAACCCCTGCAATACGACAAGCGGCCATGATCGTAGCCGTAGACATCTGGCAAGCAAGACAAGTAAGCCAGACAGGTGGGGTCGGTATGGATGGGGTCAGTGCTAGCCCTTATCGTATGGGTTATCAGCTGATAAATAGAGTACGTGGCCTCATCCAGCCGTATTCAGCACCTAACTCACTGGTAGGTTAATATGCCAGCTGCTATTACCACATTACGTAGCACGCTAGCGACAACATTAACTAACGCTGGTGTATGGTCAGTTTTTAGTTTTCCACCTGCCACACTACTTGCTAACGCTGTAGTAATTACACCTAGTGATCCATATTTGACACCTAGCAATAATAATGAAATTACTATTAGCCCAATGGCTAATTTTAAGATAATGATAACTAAACCTGCATTAGACAACCAGGGCAATCTTGCAGGTATAGAAGATTATATCTTGGCTGTAGTTACTAAATTAGCAGCTGCTACTTACCAGATGAATATATCCAGCGTATCTGCACCTAGTATAATCAGCGCTCAAAGTGGCGATTTATTAGTAAGTGAAATAACAGTATCAATACTAACGAGTTGGAGTTAAAATGAGCTACAAAGGATTAACAGAAGAAGAAACTAAGTTTCTGATCAAAATAGGTCAGATCAACAAACCAGAAGTGGTAGTCAAAAAGGCTGCTGCTAAGAAGGAAGAAGGGCAAGACTAATGGCAATATATTTAGCTAATGGTGCGGTGGTTACACTAAATTCAGTTGATCTGAGCGACCACGTAACAGCCGTAACAATCAATAGATCATTTGATGAACTAGAAGTAACAGCTATGGGCGATAGCGCACACAAGTTCGTAAAGGGCTTAGAGGCAAGCACTATCACTATCGACTTCTTAAACGATACAGCCGCAGGCGAGGTTAATGCCACCCTACAGGCTGCATGGGGTACAACAGTGCCACTTACAATCAAGCAGACAAGCGCTGTCGTAAGCTCTACTAACCCAGAGTTTCAAACTACAGTGTTGGTCAATAACACACAAGATGTTAATGGCGCAGTAGGCGACATAAGCACACAAAGCATTACATTTACTTGCCAAAGTGTTATCGTAGTAGATACAACACCTTAAGGAGAAATAATGGCAAAGCTAAAGATTACAAGGGCTACTGGTGAAGTCACAGAACACAAGATAACACCAGGTGTCGAGTACGCTTTCGAGTTAAAGTACGGCGCAGGAATTAGTAAAGTCCTACGTGATCATGAACGGCAAACCGAAATTTATTGGCTAGCTTGGGAGTGCTTACGTAGGGCTAACGTAACAGTACCAATCTTTGGTATCGAGTTTATAGACACTTTAGATACTGTAGAGGTTTTAGACGAAGAAAAAAAATAACGGGGCGAGATTCTATTCTCTATACGATAGCCAGCCTATCTATAGAGCTTGGGATTCCGCCTAGAGAATTTATAGAAATGGATTCTGAGATGCTTAGGACTATTGTCCAAGTGTTATCGGATCGTGCTAAGGAGATCAAAAGTGCCAGCCGAGGTCGTAGGCGTTAAAGAGGTAATGAAAGGCCTTAGCTTTATTGATGAAGATTTATATGTGCGCATAAAATCTGCTATTGATCCGTTAATGCGACAAGTAGAAATAACTGCAAAAAGTTATGTACCTAGTAACGGCGATGTGTTATCTGGTTGGACTAAGCCAGTATCTTCTACAGTAGATTATAGACCATTTCCGAAATACGACTACAATAGTGTGCGAGGTGGTATTGGTTACAAAGAAGGTCAAAATAGAAAATTTAGTAATGGCTTTCAAGTAGAAAATTATGTATACAACGTTAGCGCAGCTGGTCGTATTTATGAAACTGCAGGCCGATTAAACCCACAAGGAAGAGCGCCATTTACTTCTATAAATGAAGGTGGCGGCACAATGGCATTTAAGCAGGCTGGTACAGCTAGACGTAAGAGCAGAGCTAGAAGCGCTTACAACTCTAATAACCCATTCGCAGGCTACCAGTTTGTTACAGATATGCCACCACTTACCAAACAACCAAACATAAAAGGCGTTAGAGGTGCTGGCAAAAAAGGACAAGGCCGACTAATTTACAAGGCCTGGGCTAAAGACAGTCCTAAGATTTACGATTCAATAGTTAAAGCAATTCAAGCAGGCGCTGACTATTTTAACGACAAAACAGAATTAAAGAAGGTGGCATAGTGGCCAATGTAGTCGTATCCGCACTCGCTACCTGGAATGGTAAGGCGCTTAAAAAAGCCAAGCAAGATGTAAATGTATTTGATAAACAGTTAAAAAGTTTAGCACGCACATTTGGCGTTACATTCAGCGCTGCTGCTATTGTGGCATTTAGCAAGAAAGCCGTCAAAGCATTCGCCGAAGATGAATTAGCAGCCAAGTCTTTAGCACTGCAATTACAAAATACTAATAATGCTTTTAGAGTTGATGAAGTAGAGAATTACATAAAAAGCCTAGAAAAAACTTATGCAATACTTACAGATCTACGCAAGCCATTTCAAACGTTCTTAAACCTAACTAGATCTGTAGAGTTATCACAAAGAACATTAGAAGCTGCATTAGATATAAGTGCTGGTACTGGACAAAGCCTAGACGCTGTAGTAGGTGCATTAGCGGCTGGTATAAGAGGTCAAACTAGAGCACTGGCTGGATTAAACACAGGTATAGATGCATCCATAATTAAATCTGGCGACATGAATAAAATCATGGCAGAGCTTGAAAAGAAATTCTCAGGTCAAGCCTCAGCTAGGTTAGATACCTATTCAGGCAAAATGGACGCCTTAAAAAAGAGTTCAGATGAGGCTACTAAAGCCATAGGCGCTGGATTAGTAGATGCTTTAACTATTCTTAGTAAAGATCAATCAATAGAAAACCTTGCCAACAACTTTGAAAACTTAGGAAATAACATAGCGTTTGCTATTAGAGAATTGGCAAAATTAGTAAATGGATTTAATGATCTAGTAAGTAACCCATCTTTTAAGGCTGGCCTATTGGCTTTGGCTATAGCAAGTAAAAGCCCTAAAGCTGTTGCAGCTGCATTTGCCATTATAGGTGGTAGCGCTGTTGGTGGT